GCACCCTTACGAAGTGCCTCGCCTTCCCGAAATACGGGTTGTATTTCCTTCGGAGGAGTGTTCTTGATTCTCGGTGGTAGCATATGATGCATTCTGCGTAGAGGGGCTCTCCGGCTTCGCCAGTCTCTGCGTCACGTGGACCAGGCAACTCGAAGATACCCGTGAGTTCAAAGACCACAGCGACATCAGAGGGGGAGTTACTCCCGCCGCTTTGCGTTGGGGAGAGCTGTTGGTTCTCAAGGGCCACCTGCACCCGTGTGTCGGGGCGAAGCCCCAGAAAGGGCTTCAGCTTGTCGACATTGGTGTAGAAGCCTGTCTCTCCGAGTTTTTGTAGCTCTGGCCAGGTGTGCCTGTACTCGAGTGCAAACCAGGGAAATTGATCCCATTCGTCGAATCCTGTTGGAGCAACCACGTCATCTGCGGGGACAATGTGCCACTTGACTCCAGTAAACCCTGGGATATTCTGTTCGACGACGTTCCCAGCAGGATCGTACGCATGATATTGTCTCACTTCCTCGGTCCAGAGAGGCTTGACAAATCCATCGCCAAGCAGCGCAGTGTCGTGGAACAGCGCACGCAGCCTATCTCGTCCGCCACTTGTCTTGACGTAAGAAGTTATCCAATCTCGCAACCCACGCTCCAGCGGCTCCCATTCTTTCCGCTTGATCTGCACCTCGCAGAAGTCGGGAGCCGCCAAGAGCGCCTTCATGAACCGGGCGACGATCGCGTCGACGGAGATCGCAACCAGTGGAATAACCACGTTGGATGCGTTGGGCCAAGGGAATGACTTTACCTCTACCTTTGGGCGAGCGCGGTAAGCCCGGCGGTAATCCGCCAATCGCTCGCGTCTCGCGTGATGGGCCTCTAGGGCCGCGGTGAGAGCTGGGTCGAGTTGGTTTACCAACTCTTTCTCTTGGTCTTCGTCGAGCTCTATGTCAACCGGTTCAACGGGCATTTAGTGTCCTGTTTGAAGTTCTACGTCCGCTGCTGCTACTTGGGTTCGCCGGTCGCCGGTAGTTCGTTGTCCGGTACCGCGACGAAGCCATGGCACGCGATGTACCGCACCACCAGCTTCAAACCCGGATGCAGCTGAATGGGAGGCGTCGGCGTGTTGCCACCACCCGGAAGCGTGTTGTCGGGCTTCGTCGGATCGAATGGAAACACAGGAAGCGTACCAATCGATCCCGGAGGCCCTGATGGAAGAGAGTTGTCGGGACGCCCACCATACGCAGGCATTCCGAAGCCCGGGTCCACTGGGCCATCACCGCCATCGAGGAATTGAATCAACGCGAGTCTTGGCATCATTTCTCCTTTTGTGGCGAAGCCACTGTACGTCCGCGAATTGAACTGTCTTCTTTCCGCTTGTCGAGCTTGTCGTACACCGAAGGAAAGGTCATCGCCCCAGTTAGCCGATCCCTCCGACCAGCTGCGTCCGCTTCCCCCTTGCGCTTGCCGCCGTTTGCTGACCGAACGCCGCCTTTGGATTCGCCTTCGTCGCCCCCATCGTTGGGGTTGTCCTGCTTGGGCTTGGAGTCCTTGCCGCTGGGCTTCTCATCTGCTCCTTGTGGGCGCGGCTCTTTTCCATCTTTCACCTCTTTTTGGGCTTTCGCACTCATTTCATCCTCCCCATGGCGAACATCTTCGCCCTTTGGTTCTCCATCCTCCGCATGGACGACTTGGGTCGAGCCGTCCCTTTCTTTCTCCCCGCGATGTAAGTCGTCTTCATGTGCGGAGCTTTGAAAGAGGGCTTAAGTCGTGGCATCTTAATACCCCGTAACGTTCGAACGCGTGGCTAAAGCGTCGGTGTTTTGCTGGGTGGTGTAACTCTTAGGAGTTCCCTGATAACCGACTCCCGTAGGCCTGCCCAGTAGTTCAAGACATGCTGCTCCCGCATCGACAAGGTCACGCATACCGAACACAGGAAAGCCTCGAATCTCTTCAACGAAGTCTCGAAGTCCCCGTCGTATAAACAAGGAGTGGGATTCGCTATAGGGGATAAGAGTGCGGATTCGTACTTCTTTCGCATTGATGGGTGTCAGATCCTCCACCGCGAAATGGTGGTTTCTCTGTTTCATCCTTTGATAGAGAGGGAACTTCAACGTTCTGGAGAAGTTCACCGCTTCTATGCCCGCGCGGTTTACGAACCACCGCTGGTGGAGCGAGATGAATTTGTCGTAGAGGAAGGCTGGGTTGTTCCTTTCCGCAAAGGCGTCGATGATATATAGATTGCCTTCTCCATCCATCCCGGATACCACCATCGCGTTGCGAGAGTTTCTCTTCTTATCAAGATCTGATGCAGCAGGATCCCAAAACAGAACCCGCTTAAGAGCGTCCATAGGAACAACACGCTTCTCCTCCCCTTGATGTTCCACAAGAAGGTTCCCTTCGGGATCGAAGATAAAGTACCTGAGATCCTTCTCCCTGAACTCAGCATTCGCTGGGTCCTTCGGGTTGTTAAGGTAGAGCATGGAGTACATGAACGAGCCTTGTTTCGCTCGCAACCTATCGCAGGACTCCTGGGGAAAGAGCTCAGGAAAGAAGAAATACGTTTTGTTTGGGTCGGGCGCGAAGACATTGGGGGCCATGTTGAACGTAGGAGGTTGACCCGACTCGCTTGCGTCCTTATAGTCCCTCAAGAGGTCTTCGCGTGTCCAGTGTAGGGGGCGAGTCATAAACTCATAGTGCTCGTACTCGTTCCGTTGGATCTCCGAGTAGAGGTCGTCTACACCCCATCGTGTGCCGATGAGCAGATCGTAGGCTTGCCGCTCATCCACGAATAGTGCTTCCGCGGATTTGTAAAACGTTTTCACACGTTCTCGAACAGCCGGAGACTCCATCGCCTGCTTATCTTCCAGGTCATCCTTAATCTGCACTGTGTAATGGCGCGAGACGATGTGGGTGTCCACGCCAGCAGCTTCCACAGTGTCTTCACCATACATTCCCTTTCTTGGGAACAGGATGTTAGAGTCTGTCCAAGTGGTGGAAGAGAGGTCAGGTATGATTTCTGGGTACACCCACTTGAGGATTTCGTTTCGCTCGATCTGCTGCCTGATGGACTTGATCTGCTTCCTTGCGTTCTCCGCCGCAAAGCTGCATAGGAGGATCCTGTGTTCGAGGCCAGGTATTCCACACCAATCATCCTGTACGAGGATCCAGAGAGGAAGCGACTTCGACCCAATGGTACTCTTGTAGCAGTCGCGCGGGACCAGCAACACCTTCCGTCGTTTGTGGGCAGGGGGCGCAATGTCCTGGATGAAGTTGCACAGCTCGAGGTGCGGGTTCTGCCTGACCCTATCCCACTTTAAGATAGCCGTGGAGAAGTAATAGAGTGATTTCTTCCCGTTCTGCCGGATCATCTCGCGTACTTGGTCTGCCTCGCTGCTGCTAGGCATGTTAATACCCAAGACGTTCTCGAACACGTTCTTCTGTGCGTTGTTGGAGATGATGTCCATTAGTGCGTTCTCATCCCTACCCAGGGCCTAACAGTCTCGAAGGGAAGAACACCCCATCTAACCTCGGGGACTTCACCGGCCAAGGGGCAATGATTGCCTATCACATCGACGATCCAGATCCCATTATTGCCGCTACTCGCCCTGTAGGCCACGATATCTCGTGCTATGGCACCGCATTCAGCGTTCTTGCAGAGGTAACCCCACCGCGTGTCTCTTACTTGAAGGGTCCTGATCGCGAGGTCTAAGAAGGCCCACGCAGATTCCCCATACTTCTCCTGGCAGCTATTGGCCAACAGGGTACTATTCGCTGCTGCTACACTGCGGACGACCTCTTCCCCGTAAGATGGTAGTGGTATGACACCTGTACCCGGAGGATCGGAGGGAGTTGGGTTGTTTCCCACATCGCTGCCAGTCCGATCGGGGTTATTTGTGTTGGTATTCGTGTTGGTGTTCGTCACACTAATGCTGGGACCCGAAGGGGCCGTCGGCGATTGAGGAGTAGTCAGGTTGAAAGTTTGCTCGCAAGCCGCGGCCAAGCTGCACAGTAGGGCGAGGGGAAGGACTCTCATTCCACTCTCGAAGCTGTGGCAGGAATGGAAATGGAGTGCTTTACGTCGGCTGCTGCTATCAACCCCGCTTCGGCTGCACGGGAGAGGAATTCACCCATCGCTTCCGGCGTCATGATGATATTGAACTGGCCCTTAGGTTGAGCATTTGCGGGGGCAAGGCCCGCAATGGCCAGCCAATCCATCACCGCCCTGTGCTCCAGCCGCTCGTTCTTTGTTGTCGAGATGATGTCATACAACCTATCTTGCATTTCCCCTGTGAATTCCCCGAACCGCTCTCTAACCTCTCCCACTGGACGCGGGCCCACGTAGGTTGGTTCACCTAGTGTCGCTCCGAGCAGGAAGTTCTCGTAGCGCTGGTACTCCATGTTTCTCAACCAATGCCTGATACTCTGGTGATTGAAGCCGATACGCTCGGCGATTTCCGGGATCCGCATCTCGGGTGAGTGGATCCGGTATCGAGCCAACAACTTCCACTCTGTGCGAACGGGCACAGGATACAAAGACTCGCGTTCGTGGGCAAGCGGCAAAGTGTCTTCTGCCATGTTTGTCCTTTAGTGGGATGTGGGCAACCCGCACATTTAGCCTCCATTATACCCCATATCCCTTTTTAGGGCAACCTACCATTGTATGAAAAACTAATTTGACTTCCAATGTCGGTATACGTCGTTTAGGTGAGGAGGTATTATAAGGGATTTTTGTTGTTGGTCTGGGGGTAGGGGTCGGGTTAGGAAGGTGTGAGATGTGGAAGTATAACGTTCATGTGATAGATGAGAGAGGATGGTATGTCTCTTATCTATCAGGGCATCGGGAGAAGAGCTGGGTCTTCGTTGGTCATAC